AACGAAGGCTGTCGCTTAGTCTGATCGCGTAACCTCTACGCCCAGGGAGGGCTGGACATGGAACTACAATTCAAGATCAAAGAGACAGGCAAGGACAGCGTGATCGTACGCGCTGCCCTGGTCGACATCGTTGCATGGGAGGATCGCTTCGAGCGACCATCCTCGACAATGGGTGGCGATTCGATCTTTGCTCGCGACTTCGTTTGGCTTGCTTGGCATTCGCAGAAGCGCACGGGCGCGACGACTCTGGACTTCATGGATTGGGTCGCCACGCTCGATGAAATCGAGGGCGCTGAGGAGACTACGCTTGTCCCTTTGGAGAATCCTCCAGCCATTGGCTCGTCGCCAGTCTCGCAGTAGAGACAGGCATCGCGCCCAGTGTGCTGATGCTGGAGTCGGAGCGGATGCTCTGGACCATGCTGGGATATATTCGTTGGCGAAGCGTTCACAGCAACCGGTAGACTGACTCTATGGCTACGCAGAAGATACGCGGCCTAGACGACGCGCTGAAGACGCTTCAGAAGATGGATCCTGTCTTGAAGCGCGAGGCAGTCAAGCGCCTGAAGGGCGACGTGCAGCCGATCGTTTCGGCTATCAAGGCCGGGATGCCGCAGACTCCATTGTCTAACTGGGTCGCGCCTAAGCAATCGAGCGCACGACGCGGGACTGTTTCTGCTGGTCGTAGTGGTGCTGCTGGCACACCGTACTGGCAGGCTGGCAAAGCAAAGAGTGGCGTACGTGCGAGCGTGAAGAAACAGGGGGCGCGTCAGATGAAAGGGAAGGCGATCCTTGTCAGCATTCGTCAGTCGAATGGCGCCGGCGAGGTATTCGACATGGCTGGAAAGAAGACGAATAGCGTCTTCACCCGTAACCTAACTGCCAAGTGGGGCGGACCTTCGCGTCTGATGTGGCCGACTGCCGAGAGGCATAAGCCACAAGTCCTTGCTTCGATCAATCGCAGCGTCGTCAACATGTCGGATATTATCAATGAGGAACTTCGACTACGCGGTTATTCGCGTTCTGCTCCGCGCGCCTCTGGTCATTTCCGCTAGAGATAGGCAGGTAGAATAGACTCATGGCTATCGTAATCCCGATTGGCGTTGATACCTCCGGCTTGACTCGCGGACTCTCGCAAGGCACTAGCGGTCTCCGCAAGTTTGGCAAGATGGCTGCCATTGTCGGCGGCGCAGCTGCGCTTGGCGGTTTGGTCGCCACGCTGAAGATTGGCGTCGACGAGTTTATGGGCGCGCAGAAGGTATTGGCGCAGACGGGCGCGGTGCTGAAGTCAACGGGTGGCGCGGCGAACGTGACGAGTAAGCAGATCACCACGATGTCGGAAAGCCTGATGAAACTGTCGGGCGTTGACGATGAGGCGATCCAGTCTGGTCAGAACTTGCTGTTGACGTTCACGAAGATTCGCAACGAGACTGGCAAGGGAAATAATATCTTCGATCAGGCTACGCTGGCGATGACGAATCTGTCCGTTGCGATGGGGAAGGATCTGAGCTCGTCAGCGATCCTCGTCGGCAAGGCTTTGAACGATCCCGTGAAGGGTGTCGGCGCGTTGTCGAGGGCAGGCGTGCAATTCACGGCGTCGCAGAAGGACACGATCAAGGCGCTCGTAGATTCTGGCAACGTCATGGGCGCGCAGAAGATGATCCTCAAAGAGCTCGAAACGCAGTTTGGTGGGAGTGCGAAGGCTGCGGGTCAGACGTTGCCGGGGCAGCTGAACATTCTCAAGGAGACATTCCGCAATCTTGCCGCTGATCTAATCGCCGGATTCATTCCAGCGGTCAGTCGTGGTGCGGAGATATTCCTCGGTTTTGTTCGTGACATTGCGAAGCAGCCGACGCTATCGGCAAAGATCCAGTTTGTTATTGGGACTTTTGCTGGTGCTGCGTGGCGCGGGGTCCAGTCAATCATCGATTGGTGGACGACGCCGAAGACAGAGTTTGAGAAGAGTCCGACGAGTGGACTCCATATCAAGTTGATCCCGGCTGGTAAGGATCAGGTCGCCGCGTTCTTTACATCACTAAATATTGCGATGAAACAGAAGGCCAACGAGTTTGGTAATACCATTGGCTTTGGCATTATGGATGCGATCTTTGGCGGGGCGAAGTCGCAGGCTGGTAAGAACGCGAAGAATACCCTCGGACTATTTGTCACGTTGCTCAATCCTGTTGCGCTGAACGAGTGGGCTGGTGGTGTTGGCCGTGAGATGATTGCCGGATTGTGGGACGGTATTACGCAATGGCTGAACGAGAATCCCGGCATCGCTACGAAGGCGATCAAAGACTGGTTTATGTCTGCTGGCGATTCGATTGGTGGCGTTATTGGTGAAGCGTTCAGGTTGATGACGCGAGAAGCACGCAAGGGCGCTCCAGTCTTCATTGGTGTCATCACGAAGACCGTGCGCGAAGCCGTGAACGCTGCGCGCCAGGGACTGGCTGGTCTTGGTTCATCGCTTGGCGGGATGCTCTCGACGATCACAGGTACGTCCTCGCCGGACGCGAAGCGTGCTGCCGAGATTCGCGCGCAGCAGAAGGCTGAAGCGACTACGCGCGAGCGTGCGCGCCTGACGCTTGTGAGGGATTCTGCCGCTACTGATGAAGATCTCGCGCAAGCCAAGCAGGATCTTGCTGATTTCGAGTTGGAGGTTGACGCGACATCTGCTGAAGAGCGCGTGGCGATCGCGCAGTCTACAAATCAGCGGCTGATTGAAGATCTTGTTGAAAGGTTCAACCGGGGGACGATTGACGCGACGAAGTTTGCGAGCGATCTCGACGGAATCATCGGTGCCGACAAGGGAGCAGAACTGGGGATTGCGTTTGCTGGCGCGTTTGGTCGGGAATTGGAATCAATCAAGGCTGCGGCGAGTGATATCCAGAACGTGATCGATCGGTACGCCAAGGGCAATCTCCCGATCACGGCTGACAAGCCGACGCCGGCGATGGATGCTGCGCGCACCGCTGCCCTGAACCAATGGAAAGATGATCGTGCTGCTCGGTTGAAGAAGGCTCGTGATGCTCGGAAGAAAGACGGCATCACGAAGGAAGAGCAAACTGATATCAATAACATCATGAAGAAGTGGGACGACGACCATCAAAAGCCTGTTGCGATGGCTGCCGGTGGCATCTTGAAGCGTCAGGTCTTTACGGCTGGTGAGGCTGGTCGCGAGGCCGTCATCCCGCTCGGGTCGAGTGAGGCGATGGGCATCATGCGGGATGCGCTTGGTGGTGGCGGTGGCGGAGGGGCGACGTATAACCTCGTTATCAACGCGGGGCTGGGCACGAATCCTGACGAGCTCGGTCGGACGATCGTAGAGTCGATCAAGAAGTTTGAGAAGCGCAACGGGCAGGTCTTCGCTGGTCCGCAGATCCAAGCGACCTCGGCTGGTGTCTCGACGAATGGTGGCACGCAGACCCGTAGCCTAAGGAAGAACTAGGTGGCTACGCCGAGCCTGCTAGTCCAGATTGGGTTTGATACGTCGAGCCAGGGTGGTCCGTTCTTTTTGTGGGCTGATGGGACGGCGACGAATACGCCAGAGGCTATAGCTGCGAATCCGCAGAGTCTTTTCGATAACACCGAATACCGTTTCGGCGGGACGCTGGACTATGACGTGACGGATCGTGTGCGTTCGGTTTCGATCACGCGCGGCAGGTCGCGCGAGTTGGATCGTTACCAGACCGGCGTTGCAAATATCACCTTCAATAACCAAGACAGGGCGTTCGACCCGTTCTACGAAGCCAGCCCGTACTACCCGGATATCAAGCCGCGCCGCAACCTGAAGATCTCGACGATCATCGCCGCGTCGACTGCCGTTCAATTTACCGGCATCATTGAGGACTGGGGCTTGGATTACAACATCTCGGGCGAGTCGACGGCTGGCGCGGTCGCTGCTGACGGATTCATTACGTTTGGCGGTCAGCAGATCGCAGCGCATACGGCGACCAGTCAGACGTCGGGCGCGCGTATCAACGCGATCCTGAACCGCAGCGAGATCGATTGGCCTGCCGCGCTTCGTAACATTGACACGGGCGCGCAGACGCTACTCGCCGACGTCGTGGATGCTGGCACGGATGCGCTGGGGTATTTGCAGCTGATCGAGGCGTCCGAGCCTGGTCAACTATTCATGAGCAAGGCGAACGCGGTGACGTTCAAGAATCGGAACGCTGGCGCCACGATCGGAACCGTGACGTTCTCGGACGCCGGCGGAACCACTATCCCTTACACGGACATTACCGTTTCATATGGCACCGAGCTGCTGTATAACCGCGTCAACATTGCTCGGCTAGGTGGCTCGATCCAGACGGCTGCCGGAAGCGCGTCGCAGAGTGAGTATGGCATCACTTCACTCGACTACAACGGCTTGCTGATCGACACGGATGCGAACGCGCTTGCGCTCGCAAAATATCTGGTCGGGAAATATGACGAGCCAGATCTGCGCTTCGATACGATGACGGTCGAGTTGGCCGGACTTGGCACGGCTGACCAGTCGCGCGTCCTCGGCTTGGAGATCGCAGACATCATCTTGCTGCAATACCAACCGAATAGGATCGGCGCTCGGATCTCGAAGAACGTGCAGATCATCGGTATCCGCAATGATATTCGCCCAATGACGCACAAGGTAACTTTCTCACTTGCGTCGACTGATACGGTTGCAATGGTGTTCGCTGGTGGTACCGTGACGAGCGGAACGGCAGTTGCGGCAGCGTATCCATTCAGTATCTTTGGCACGTCGACATTCGGACTCTAGAGGCAGGTAGAATAGACTCATGGCTTGGACTACACCGGGAACAGCTGTTGCGGGAGACGTACTCACAGCTTCGCTGTGGAATACTAATGTCCGCGACAATCTCAATAGTGTCGGCGCAATACTTGTTGCGACATCGACATTTACCGCATCGGCAACAATTCAGATCACGTCTTGCTTTTCTTCGAGTTATCAGAATTATTTGATCGTCGGAGAATACGTGCATACCGTTACGAATAACGGAATCTATTTCAATATGCTTTCTGCAACGACTCCGGCAACCGGAGCGAACTACGGGAATACTGCCATAGAGGCAAATGCTGGTGGTGGACCTACTCGAATCTATACAAGCGCACAGACAAAAGCGCGGATCGCGTATGCAACAAATGCTGGGGCTGGTAGGGCTGGGTTTACGGCAACTATTTACGCGCCGAATGTTGCAACTCCGACTAACGTAACGAGTGTCACAAATGCCGGCTCACAATATTTTCAGAGTATTGGCGCAACCCACATAGTTTCAACGTCGTACGATGGTATTCAATTCACACTAGACTCGGATACTTTGACTGGTGCAATTCGTGTCTATGGACTTATCAATTCGTGAGTATGAATTATGACTACTAACATCCAAAATATTCGCAAAAATCTTGCACAGGTCCACACGATCGTCAATCGCAACGTGAACGGTGTAGATATTCCGCTGACGAGCGATGAACTCGAATTGTGGCTAGATCAGCAGGCTGAGATCATGTTGGCGAACGAGCATGGCTGGAGCGAGTTTCGTTCCAAGCGTGACTTTCTGCTTAGTGCCTCGGATTGGACCCAGGTTTCCGATGCGCCTGTCGACGCAAAATTGTGGAGCGCGTATCGTCAAG